AGCAAAGCCTGTACATGATTGGAGTTCTCATGCTTGCGATGCCATGAGGTATCTTGCAGTAGGATTACAAGAATTAAATACTAGACAAACTGCTCCTCAAAAGGTAGCAGATAATGAATACAGGATTATATAAATATGAGTTCAATTTTTTCGCCAAAAATGCCACCGCTACCTCCAGTGCCACCTGCACCCGAGCCACCAAGTGCTGAACTAAGTGCAGAAGAAAAAGAAAGAATTAGATCTGAGCAAGCTGCGGTAGAGAGAAAAAGAAGAGGTAGAAGATCAACAATATTAACAGGACCATTAGGCGTTGAAGAAGAGGCGGAAACAGAAAGAAAAACTTTATTAGGAGAATAATATGGGAGGAGTAATTAGAAGATCACCACCACCTGCACCACAACCAGCACCCGCACCTACACCAACTCAAGCAGAAGTTTCACAAAGCGAAGCAACGAATATGGATGGCGGTTCAGCATACGGAGTAAGTGTAAGAAGAAGAGGTAGATCGGCAACGATTATGACTGGACCTAGAGGTGTTGAAGAACAAAATCTTACTTTAGGTAAACCAAGTTTATTAGGACAGTAATGGCACAAACAGATTTAACAAAAAGTTTAAAAAGAAGATTTGATAAATTAAAAGCAAATCGTCAAAACTGGGAAACGCATTGGCAAGAAGTTGCTGATTATATGTTACCTAGAAAAGCTGATGTAACTAAAACAAGATCAAAAGGCGATAAAAGAACAGAACTTATTTTTGATAGTTCACCTTTACAATCTGTAGATTTACTTGCAGCATCACTTCATGGTATGCTTACTAATCCATCTACACCTTGGTTTACTTTAAGATATAAAGATCCAGAAATAGAAAACGATGATGAAGCAAAGCTTTGGTTAGAATCTGCAACAGATGCAATGTATGTTGCTTTTAACAGATCAAACTTTCAACAAGAAATATTTGAATTATATCACGACCTAATTACTTTTGGCACAGCTTGTATGTTTGTACAAGACGATGATGAGGATACTTTAAAATTTTCAACAAGACATATTAATGAAATTTACATAGCAGAAAATGAAAAAGGTAAAGTAGATACAGTATATAGATTATTTAAAATGTCTGTACGAGCTGCCTTTCAACAGTTTGGTGAAGCTATATCAACGAGTACAAAAGGATTGATTACAAAAGATCCTTATGAAGAAATAAGTATTCTTCATGCTGTATATCCAAGAAATGATTTTGATCCCAAAAAACAAGACAGAAAAAATATGCCTTTTGAATCTGTTTACATGGAATATAAAAATTTAAATGAATTATCTGTAGCAGGTTTCAAAGAGTTTCCGTTTGTTGTTCCAAGATATTTAAAAGCTTCGCATGAGATTTACGGAAGATCGCCTGCGATGACAGCTTTACCAGATGTGAAGATGTTAAATGAAATGTCTAAGACAACTATAAAAGCTGCACAGAAACAGGTTGATCCCCCTTTACTTGTTCCTGATGACGGCTTTCTACTCCCTGTTAGAACTGTTCCTGGTGGTCTGAACTTTTATAGATCAGGCACTAGGGATAGAATAGAGCCACTTAATATTGGAGCAAACAATCCTTTAGGATTAAATATGGAGGAGCAAAGAAGAAACTCAATTAGAAATGTTTTCTATGTTAATCAACTTATGATGCAACAAGGTCCACAAATGACAGCAACAGAGGTTATACAAAGAAACGAAGAGAAGATGAGATTATTAGGACCAGTGTTAGGTAGATTGCAATCTGAATTATTAAAACCTCTGATTGATAGATGCTTTGCAATAATGGTTAGAAAAAATATATTTCCACCAGCTCCTGAGATTATATCAGGAAGAGATGTAGAAATAGAATATGTTTCGCCATTAGCAAAAGCACAGAAGTCCACAGAGCTACAATCTATCATTAGAGGTATTGAAATCATGGGACAACTTGCTAATGTTGCACCTGTGTTTGATTATATAAATTTTGATAATCTTGTGAAACATCTAACAAACATTATAGGTATTCCACAAAAAGTATTGAAAACAAATTCTGAAGTCTTAGCAGAAAGAGAAGCTAAGCAAGCACAAGCACAACAAATGCAAGAGATGCAACAACTACAACAAGTTGCTAAAGCAGGTGGAGATATAGCACCACTTGCTAAAGCATTACCACAAGAAGCACAAGCAGTAGCTGAAGGTGTTGGAGAACAACTAACTGAATAAATATGAGTTCTGAAAAAGAATTTGAAAAGAAGATTAAAAATCTACAGATAAAGTATAAAACAGTTTTTGGATCTGATGAAGGACAAGAAGTTATATTAGATCTTGAAAAAAGGTGTCATTATCATTCTACCACTAATGTTAAAGGTGATAGCCATGAAAGTGCATATATGGAAGGACAACGCAGCGTTCTTCTATTTATAAAACAAATGCTGCAGAAGGAAAATAAAAATGTCAAATGAACAGATAACGGAGAATAATACTCCGCCTGTAGAGACGACAACAGAAACACCAGCTCCTACAGAAACAAAAACAGAAGCACCTGTTTCATCAACGACACAGGAAACTCAACAAACAACACAATCTTGGAAAGATGTTATTTCTGAAGAATATAGAAATGATCCTAATATTTCTAAATTTACAGAGATAGATGCTTTGGCAAAAAGTTATATCAATGCAACAAAGATGATAGGTCAAGATAAAATGATTGTGCCTAATAAAAACTTTACTGATGATCAGTGGCAAGAAGCTTACGCAAAAATGGGAAGACCTGAATCTGCAGATAAGTATAATTTAAAAATAGATTCACAGGCAGTGCAAGTAGATGAATCAGCTATGAAACAGTTTGCTGAAAACGCACATAAGCTTGGATTAAATAATCAGCAAGCTCAAGGTATTCTTGAATTTTATAAATCAAATTTAGAAACAGATGCACAGCAAGCTAGAGTAGATACAGAAACTGCACAAGTTCAAGCTGAACAAGAACTTAGAAAAGAATGGGGAAGAGACTTTGAATCTAAAGTTCAAGCAGCAGGAGCTATAGCTAAAGCAAATATTGGTGAAGAAATATTAGATCTTGAATTAAGAGATGGTACTCGAATAGGTGATCATCCTGCAATTATAAAAGGTTTTTCTAAAATCGCTGGTATGATTTCTGAAGACACTATGGTTCAACCTGATACGGATGTTCAAGATACTGCCTTTGATCTTGAAGAAGAAATATCAACTATTATAAATAATACTGATGGACCATACTGGAACAAACAACATCCAGAGCATGATAAAATGGTGCAAAGAGTTTATACATTAAGGGAAATGTTAAATAATGCAAAACCTGAATGATAAAGAAATCAGATTAGAAATCCTCAGAATCGTTAAAGAAACTGGTTCTGAGGAGCAAAAAAAAGATCCCTTGCCAATTGCTAAGAAATATTATAAATGGGTAAATAGTGGGACAATCCGAAAGGACCTTACTGACAAGAAGGATTAGACTTCTAGTCTAAAAGACTTTAAATCCAAGAGAAGCCTGTCAACCGACAGATAACATTATCTGATAAATTTAATTAAACTTATAAGAGGAGACAAATATGTCATCACAAATAACAACAGCTTTTGTACAGCAGTATTCTGCAAACGTACAATTGCTATCTCAACAAATGGGATCGTTATTACGAGACAAAGTCAGAGTCGAATCTGTGGTTGGGAAAAATGCTTTCTTCGACCAAGTAGGTTCTGTAACTGCAGTTCAAAAAACTAGCAGACATTCAGACACTCCACAAATTGATACACCTCACGCAAGACGTAGAGTATCACTTTCGGACTATGAATTTGCAGACCTTATCGACAATCAAGATAAAGTTCGTATGCTTATCGATCCAACTTCTACCTATGCTCAAGCGGCAGCTTACGCTATCGGAAGAGCTATGGATGATGTGATCATATCTGCTGCACTAGGAACTGCGTTCACTGGTGAAACAGGCTCTACAAGTACATCAAATGCGAATACAATCGCACACGGATCTGCGGGTTTAACTATTGCTAAATTAAGAACTGCAAAACAGACTCTTGATTTAAACAGTGTTGATCCTTCAATCCCAAGATATATTATTGTAGGACCAAAACAGATCACTGATCTATTAGGGACAACTGAGGTAACTAGCTCAGATTTCAACACTGTCAAAGCATTGGCAAATGGTGAAATCAACTCGTTCCTTGGTTTTAATTTTATTGTATCAAACAGACTATCACTAGATGGAACAACTAGATCTTGTATCGCTTATGCACAAGATGGTATTGCTCTTGCCGTAGGTAAAGACGTTACCGCTAGAATAGATGAGAGAAGCGACAAATCGTATGCTACTCAAGTTTATTACTGTGCAACTTTCGGTGCTACAAGAATGGAAGAAGACAAAGTAGTGGAAGTCCAAGCTACAGAATCGTAATAGGAGGAAATTATGGCGAATGTAAATACTGACTTAGTAACAAACTTCGTAGCTACTCCTATGGTAAAAAACGATAGCCAACAGTTACATGGTGTAAAACGTGTTGCTCAAGGTACTATCGCTTTAGCTGCTGGTGATTTATCAGCAACTGATACTGTAATGTTAGCTCCGATACCAACAAATGCGAGTGTAACCTCAATCAAATTATTTAACGATGATTTAGATTCTGGTACTACTAATACTTGCGATGTCGGCTTATATACTACAGCAATAGCTGCAGTAGATGACGATGCGTATGCTTCTGCAATAACAGACCTAAGAGGTGCTGTTACAACAGGAACTGAAGTAGCATTTGAAGCTAGAAACATAAACAAAATGGGACAGAAAGTCTGGGAAGATGCTGGACAATCTTCTGAT